TAGGAGTTGATCGAGCTGTGGCTCGTGTGCATGCACCGACTCTCTTCGTCGTAGTGTTCATGTTTCCACTGTACCACACGTGTCAAGCCCTTCCAGGGCTGTCATGATAAGTCGGACATCTTTAGATGTCCTCTACGAACACCACCAAGGGTCTTGACAGACATGCTACAATATGAGCATAGCGAATAAACAAGAGGCAGGGCTTGATGCCCTGCCGATACTGATCTACAGGGAGCCCCTACAGGGCTCCCTTATAGTATATACCCCTGTGTTCGTAGGCTCACACCTGAGCCGAGGTCTTGACAGCCGTGGTAGAGTGGTCTCATGAGGTATCTAGCCAACGGTACTATCCGTGTTCCTGAAGACTGGGCGGACGTGACCGAGCTGTACGACTGGATCGAGCGACAGCATACGCTGGCGCTGGACACCGAGACTACAGGCTTGGACATCTACGCTGAAGATCACAAGCTGAGGTTGATTGCCTTGGCCACACCCAAGGAGGCTTGGGTCTTTCCGTACGAGGTCATGTATGAGTATGTACACGGTCTGTTCATCCGTGTGATGGACAAGCGGTTGATCTTTCACAACGGACCCTATGATATCCAGGTGTTTGCCAGGCATGAGCCTGGATGGACTATCGAAGACTGGTTCCTTCGTCTTCGTGACACCAAGATCCTTGCTCATCAGATCGATCCACGTGGGCGTGATGAAGGCGGCATTGGGCAGTCACTCGAAGAGCTGGTAAAGCACTACATGCCCGAATACGAGAAGCTAGGAGATGATCTAAAGGATGAGTTCAAACGACTCAAAGCCATCGGTACAATCCGTAAGTCTGCCACGTTTGCGGACATGTGGCGAGAACTGCCGATTGACAACGAACTCTACAACATTTACGCAGGAACAGACGCAATCCTCGCAGCCCGACTCTTCCAAGACTTCCGGGAAAAAGTAGACATCAATAGTGATCTGACCAAGATGGATCACAAGGTTGCTATGATAGCATCCCTGATGGATGCGAAGGGCTTCCTGTTGGATGTTGAGTACACGACCAAGCTTCGTGATGAGCTGCTTCTGGATGAGCAGGACTGGAAAGAGTGCGCTCGTGGCTGGGGTTTGGAGAATATCAACTCGCCTCAACAGGTAGTTGAGGCACTTGCCAGGTTTGGTTTGGTTCCTGCCGAGAAGACTCCCAAGGGTAATCCGAAGGTTGACAAGGTATTTCTCAAGGCACACGAAGACCACCAGCTAGTTCAAGCTATCATCGAAGGAAAGAAGGCAGGCAAGTGGCGAACAACGTGGGTGGAGAAGTTTCTATCTGGGGTAGACTCTGCGTCGCGTGTTCACCCGAGCACGAACACTCTTCGTGCGAGGACTGCAAGATTCTCTATTACTGGGATTCCCGCTCAGACCCTGCCGTCTGGAGACCATCTGGTGCGGTCGTGCTTTGTGGCAGACACGAACGAGATAATGGTTGGTGTAGACTATGCTCAACAAGAGTTGAGGTTTGCCGCTGCTAAGGCTCCCGATGCCCGTATGATCAAGGCGTTCAAGAACGGTGAAGATCTTCACTACATCACGGCTGAGACAGCTTGGCCTGGGCGTGGTGAAGAGATGCGTAAGTATGGCAAGGGCGGCAATTTCGGCACCGTTTACGGTGGCGGTGTCAAGGCCCTGATGGAACAGTTCGGCATGACGTATGAGCAGGCCTCCGCTGTGATCGCAGCCATCCGCAAGGCCTATCCAGGCTTGAAAATTCTTGGTGACCGCCTAGGTTTGGAAGCTGAGAAGAGCGGGTACATCACTACTTGGACAGGCAGGAAGCTGCCTGTTGATCCAAACCGGTTGTACTCTGCTCTCAACTACTACGTCCAAAGCGGTTGCAGAGACATCACAGCGTCTGCTATGATTAGACTATACGACGCTGGTTACGTTGACTACATGAGGCTCGCGATTCATGATGAGATCCTGTTCTCACTACCGAACGAGCAAGAGATGATTGATGATATCGTGAGCATCATGAGCACCAAGGTTGGTCCGCTTCTGCTACCTGCTGAGGCGAAGATTGGTTCTAGAAGTTGGGGAAGCTTGTATGAGTAAGTGGAAGCGGACTGGCATAGACTACATACCGGTGCCGGGTGAGCCCTACTACCCGCAGGGTAAGCCAAGCGAGGGTGAAGAGGTTACCATCCTCAAGGAGGACGCAGTCAGTGCTTTGGTTCGAGATTCCGAAAACAGTATCCGGCTGGTTCCGAAGAATTGGCTGAAGCGATGACAACTGAACCGATCCCGTTGGGAACCAACGATGCAAATCCTGGGCACCCTAAGCCAGTAAAGCCATATCGTCTAACTCCGAATCTTGGGGAAAGCGAGTTGTTTCCTGGCTCGACAGTTGTTCAGCCAGACACAGTTTCACACAACAACGGAAGTCGTTCTGGTCGTAACGAACGAAGGGCTAAGTAATGGGCTGGGGAACACCAGACACGTACTATCAGCCGGAGAAGTTTGGTCTCAGCATCGTTGCTGAGACTGATCAGAGCGGTAGCTACGAGTTTGACATGTTCGTAGTGTGGCAGGACGTGAACGGTAACTATTATTGGGCGACTGACTCCGGTTGCTCTTGCCCATCTCCGTTCGAGAACCACACAAGTGTAGCGCACTTGACAGCGGATTCTGCCTCTGATATCATGAGAGAGTACAGCAACTGGTATGATGAGCGGTACTTTAAGTACGAATCTAGTCACAGCGAGATGCTTGCCAAGCTGATGGCTTTGTGATACACTGAAGATAGAAGCGGGATCAACGCTGAGGATGACACAGGCCTTGGTTATTCACTCCCGCTTACTTAGCGCGGTGGAGGAGTTAGGTCCCTCGCTTGCCTCATAAGCAAGAGACGCCAGTTCGAATCTGGTCTGCGCCACTAGTCGGGTCCTGCCCAAGGGCTGGTCCCGCACACCCTTGTAGCTCAGTGGATAGAGCCGCAGGCTACGAACCTGTGGGTCGGGAGTTCGAATCTCTCCAGGGGTACTAAGGGACTTCAGGGTCGCTCCCTGTCTCCCCGAAGGCGGACTGATCATCTGCCGGGGTGTGACAAGTTCGGAACTAGGGATTTGAGGTCGGCCGTAATTGGCACGGCTAGATGAACGCATAGTTGGTTCGACTCCAACCCGCCCACAGATGGACAAGGTACCCACGCAGTGGGTATATGCTGCTAGCGCTAAGAGTCATGTCGGCCGCTGTATGACCACCTTGTCGATTTAATGCCTTACTGGTCATAACGGCTATGACGTCTGTCTTCCAAACAGAAGAACTCGGTTCAATTCCGGGGTGAGGTACAATGGAAATGGAAGCTAGGCCAATGGTGGCAAGCTGTCTAGAAAACAGTCATCGGGTAACACCGTAGAGGGTTCGATTCCTTCAGTTTCCGCGAGCCCGTATCCAATCGGGTATTGTCCTGAGCAAGACAATAAACGGCTCATTATACTATGCTCCTCTGGCGTAATTTGGTAGCCGCGCTGGTCTTAGAAACCAGTCCTTCGGGGTGTCAGTTCGAATCTGACGGGGAGTACGATGGCTGTACGGGATAACACGCCAGTCGCAAGCACCGCCGAAAGGATGCTGCAAGCGCCGAATTCAACCCGTAAAGTCAGGCTAGGCCTGACGACAGGATGTGGGAAAGCTTAGTAATCCGCTCGCCTTGGAAGCGAGAGAACGCAGGTGCGAATCCTGCCATCCTGACGCGGCGGGGTAGTTAGAAGTTAGTAGAACGCGGAAGGCCTCCGAAGTGCGGGTGCAAGTCCCGTCCCCAATGCCAAGCTCGGTTCGTCCAATGGAAGGGCTGCTGCTTTACACGCAGCCAACGGGAGTTCGATTCTCTCACCGAGTACTGAGACCTTAGCTCAATGATAGAGCATCCGGCTCCAACCCGGATGATGTGGGTTTGATTCCTACAGGTCTTGCTTCAATGGCGTATAGCTTAACTGGAAAAGCGGGTGACTGTTAATCACCAAGATGCAGGTTCGAATCCTGCTATGTCAGCACCACCCACTGCCTCTGGCTTTGGGTTTTCGGGCATTAGCTTAACGGTAGAGCACCACTCTGTCACGGTGGATGGTGCGGGTTCGACTCCCGTATGTCTGACAACTTCCTGAATCGCCTGCCACGGGAAGTATAAATAAAGGTGGTATCGGTGTGCAAATGACCGGGTATTGTAGAGAGCAAGCTAGTCGGGATACGCTAACTGAATGCGCCATCAGACTCCCCGGTGAGTGGTGAAGCTAGGTTGGCCGCTAGTGAACCTGCCATTCAATTCCCCATTCGTATAAAGGCAGTATGCTGGGCTCTGAACCCAGAGGATGAGGTTCGATACCTTGGTGGGGAGCTTTGCCCTATTAGCACAACGGCTAGTGCAGGTGTCTTGTAAACATCAGATCAGGGTTCGATTCCTTGATGGGGCTCAGAGCGCACAAACATTAAGGAGTACAATGGGTGTAGGTTGCGGATGTGGTTGCGATCGTTGCAACCAGAACAAGCATTGCAATGGTAGGCTCTGTCGACCTGTGACAGGAGGATAAGCAATGGCTGGTCTACACTGTAAGTGTCGTTGTCTACGGTGTCTTATGACACCGTTTTGCTGTGGGAACCCCATGTGTAAAAGGGCGGCTTAACTTTGCGATTCAGAAAGTACTCGGGTCTAGGATATTCTAAAGTGGACTACAAACCTGATGAGCATGTAGACGGCTACGCCTCTACAGGCGAGTGTAACTACAAAGGTCGGTGCTTTTCTTCTGAGTGCCGAAGGACACATAAGCCCAATCACGATGCGGGGTGTCATCATGGTTGCTAAAGAGTGCCGCCCGCTAGGCTGCTGTTGCAGCTTGTGTGGTAATGGTGACCATGGATTTTTCTCAGATGGAACTAAGCGGCACTGCTACAACCACGCATTGGGGTGTCACTATGGCTGCTAACTGTAAGGATGCAGGACATTGCTACTGTCAATGTGATCGTTGCCTGAATCAGGATATACACACCTACTGTAGTCATGGTTTCGGCTGTCATCTGGGGTGCCGCAAATGAGCTGTGTTCGTTATTCTTGTTCTTGCGCCGGATGTCGCGCCGGTGTTCATGGTGAAGCTGAGAACGGTGTAAAGCTTCACTGCGGCGAACATTCCAATGGTTGTCACCTGTTCTGTTAGACAAACAAAAGTAAGCCCCCTCCGATCGGAGGGGGCTATTACTATTCCATGACAGTGTTGGCTGCCTTGTTGAAACTGATCTTGCTGTACAGACTGGTCAGTATCAAGTAGAAGACACTGACCTGTGGCCAGAGGCCTGGTGAAAACAAGAAAGCGGCGGTTACCGCTAGCATACTCGTCAACCAGAAGTAGTTCATCACTACTCCTTAGAGCAGTCCAGCCGTGGAGTTTCCGCCCCACCAGTTGGTACCATCGCAGAACACGTCAAACTGACCGATCTTAGATGCGGTAACAGCAATACCGGTACCGCCAGCAGTACCGTTGATAGTGCCACCCGCAGTCTTCAGGGTCATCTGACCCGCGTTGCTGACTGTCTGAATGAACGTGTACTGCCGACCCTTCAGAGCTGTACTTGCAGCCGGAAGCGTGATGACGAAGGCGTTAGTCGGATCGTAGAAGATCACGTAGTCATTCGCTGTTACTGTGTAGGCTGCTGTAAGAACAGCCGTGGAAGTGAAATTGATGTCGTCCATACCGGACATGGTTACCCCTTGTGGAACTTGTTGATGACAGCAGTAACACCTGCTGCAATAGCGGATTCGATAGCAATCTGGCTAGTTGGCTGATTGCTCATTGCGAGCTGTGGAACAGCCGCAAATACGAAAACATACACGGCCACGAAGAGGTCGTGAATAGAAAACTTGGGAAGCCGCATTATAGCTTCGCCTTCAGCTCAGCCAGAGTCTCAGCAGCAACAGCCTGTGGGCTGGCACCAGAGCCTGTCTGTAGCGCGTTCACAGTCTTCTGAAGATTCTCTACCTGGTGGATGATGTGGCCGACACGGCCTGCCATCCATGTGAGAACATCATTCAGGGACTGCTGTCCCGTCCACACACCGCCATCCTTAGCGATGTCCGGATACCATCCGGCAATTCGGGGATCAAAAGTAAGCGGAGTGTTCGGATCCATATCATCTCCATTGATTAGTTGGGCAAGCTGCGCGGCAGTGCCCTTGAAAGCGTTGTAGTCAACGAGTGTTCCGTTGAGGTTGTAGCTGCTGGTATACTGCCAGATGGGCGGTGTCACACCGCCGTACGGTGCTGGCCAGTTGTTCTCGTCGAACGATCGATACTCGGACGCCACTACAACGGCCCCAGCGGCCGTCAGACGGCCCAGATCCCCGCCGACCTGTCCCCAGTACCAACGGGGGAAGTAAACGCCCCAGACACGCCCGCCAAGCCTGTGTAGGGCTGCCATGAAGGAGACCACTTCGTCCACAGTGGGCTTGCTTGATCCCTCAGTCTCCACATCCAGCATGCACGGAACTGTCCCTGCAAAGTTGAAGTAGTACTGTGCCTGCACAGCAGGACTGATCTCAGCTTTGAGAAAGTGATAGCCGGAGAAAGGAACACCAAGCTTGGCAGCCTGGTCCTTGTACCACTGGTAATCAGCATCCTTGTAGTAGTCACCTTCCGTGGCCTTAGCCACGATAGCAGGAGCACCAGCAGGATTGGCTTGCCCCTGGAAAGAGCTGTAATCAGGATAGAATACAGTCAAGTTAGTCATCCATTCCCAACATCGACAAGGTTGTCTGGTAGCTGATTGAACGTGCGGGCAGCGCTCGAACCATCCCATCGGACCCAATCTGTTCCGCTGCCCGAATATCGTCGGCTGTTCGACTCTGGGTCGGAGACCCAATGAAGTTCGCCGAGTGTTCCCGCTGTGACGGCGTCAACCACACCCGTGGTCGGGAGTCCGTGAAGTCGCTGCCATCCTCGGATCGCACGTATTGTGTCCTCATTAAGCACTCCTGTTTTTGGTAGTCTTAGTAGCAGTTGCACGGTTTCGACTGGGTGGCCGATCGATCCCAGAGAGATATCCTTCTCGAACCAACTCGGAGTATCCACTTACCGTCTCCTCAAGCTGCTGGATACGAACATCTCGATTCTCAACGTCTCCCTCTAGAACTTCGATCTTGTCCTGTAGAACCTCCACCAAAGCTTGCAGGTCTATGATCGTCTGCTTCTTAATGTTGGAACGGACCACCACGACGGTAGTGCCGATACCGACTAGATATGCAACGATATCTAGAGCATCCTTTGGCTGCATACAACCACCTATACGACAACTCGACACTGAAGAATGATGTAGCCCCCGTGGGCATTTGAATCTTGGTTTCCAGCACTTGACGTTTTTGCCAACTCTGGCGACTGCTGCTCAAAGTGATAGTCATCTACGATGACTAGATTACTATCGTTGTAGTTCAAGTCCTGTAGAAGAACGATGTTGCCGGAGGCCGTAAGAGCTTCCAGCGCCTTGAGGCGCTGATAAGCAAAGCCATCCGTGCCTGCGGGGTTTCCGTTACGATCGATCTCGTGGTCGAAACACAGCAACGGGATTTCAATAAGAACCTGTCGGCTTACACCAGGAAGCCCACGAAGCTGATAACCATTCAAGATAGGGCTGTAGTTGGTATCAATAGAACCAGCATGCAGCGTGAACTTTAGCTGGAACCACTCTTGCGAGTTACCAAAGTCACTGATGAAGAACGGAGTGGTGGCCCCGACTACGCTAGAACCAACGATGCCAGGTGCAATAGTCGTCAACTGCATGTTAGGGTTTTGGCCAGAAATATCAATACCACCGTCAGTAATATTCTGGTGGCGCAAATAGACGTACTTGAAGTGCTTGGGTTCAAGGGTGTTGAAACGGATCTTTGACGTGTACATGAAACCACTAGGCATCTTAGATGCCACACGATTAGTATAGACAGAGCTTCCAGTGGCCCAAGCAACAAACCCGCTCTGCCCCATGTTAGCAATACTGTTTACTGCGGAGCCCGTAGGCGCGTAGAATGCACCAGAATTGTTAGGTCCGCCGAGCGGATTCCAGGGCATACTATCGTTGCAGAAAGGCTGCCCGCCCGTGGACGTTTGCTGAGACAGGTCGATACGCATCAGAGCATCAGTGACAGCGGCATCAGAAGGATTTGCCCACCCAGCCTGCGGAACTAGCTTGTTGCCCTGATTGCCGATGAATAGAAAGCGGTCGTATCCAGCAATAGCCTTGACACCCACATTAGTGGGGTCTTGAACTATAAGAGGACCATATGATAGGTTCCCATTGATATCTGTCTGTGCGACACGGAAGCCCTTGTTTGTACCGATACCCACGTATGTTCCAACATACGCATACATGGAGAGAATCTTCTCGCCAAATGGCATCTGTGCAGCAACCGTACCAGAAGTCAAAACCGGCAGAGCACCGCCACTGTCCAAGGTAAACTTGTGAATTTGACTTACAGCCCCACCAGCATTACCTGACACGATAATGGCTGTGCCTGTTTCACTAATGTCGGTGAAGACGTAGCTTGCATTCTGATGGGTAAACTTTGGTGTTGGCAAAGTGGGCGGAGATCCGCCCACAAGCTCATAGACATTGTTGTCAAGGCCCGCCACAAGGCGGCCCTTAACCCAACTGATGACATAGTTGCCGGAGGTGCTAGGAACATTCCAAAGCTTTGTGGCAGCAGAAGCGCTGCCAATTGCTCCCTTGTAAATACCCGTCTGATCTGCGAAGTAGTAGTTGGTGCCGTCATCAGTCAACGTATTTGCTAGGCCAGTAAGACCGCCAGGCATTGTGTATGTCCCAATAGCACCGTTGGTGCTGAAAAACTTCAGTGTCTTTGCGCCAACATCAAGAACGAGTACACCATCCTTGCCAGCAGTGGCACCAGGACCGCTGAAGGCGCTACGAAGTTTTATCGGACCTGTGGTAGAGATACCAGTCTCTAGCTCAGTTTGCTGGAGAAGGGTGACCTGCCCCGGCGTAGAGAACATGTCAAGATTCTCAGAGTAAAAGTAGCGCTGCCCGAAAGTCGGATCTACTGTAGTGTCTAGAAACTGAACTCCGGCCCCTTCAACGAAGGAACTTTGCGACCTTAGCCACCAGCCCCAAATAGACTGCTCACCAGGAACCTGCTGATTGTCGAACTGGTCCTTACGAATTGGGGAGAAGCTTCGAACGTACACCTTGCGGAAATAACTTCCACGCATGGACTCGCCAGAGATGAAAGGAATTCCACCGATAGCGTAGTCATAGGTGATGTCGTTTCGAATGTACTGGTTAGTGTACGGTCCAGGGATGGGGGCTAGTCCAGCAGGAGAAGGCTGGGTAATACCGTTAGTGTTCTGCTGGAAGACTGTTAGGCCCACGGCTGCGCTCCCTTACCAAATGCCGTACAGGAAAAACGAAGAGTCTGCTACAAAGTTGCCAGTAGCCAGGATCTTAATAGAGGTAATGGCTGCTGTGGATGTACTAGCAGTAAGCGTTCCGGTATAGTTTTGCATAATACCAGCAGCGCCACCATCAGTGGCTGAAGAGCTTGATGTGAAGATCTTACCGTTGTTGGTGTCTGCGTAGTTGGGAATCAAAATCGTAGAGATACCGCGTCCGTTGGATCCGAAGTGAGCATTCCAGATTTCTGCACACTGCATAGCTGTAGCAGATGTAGCGCTTGCTGCGGTTGGAGAACCGCCCTGTGTGGCAAAGATAGAGTTCCAGTTGTAGCTTGCTGTTGTCACACCGTTGAACTGCATAGTGGCCGGATCATATCCGGCGGCTGTAGTGCCATCACTTTTTGCAGAGATCACCAGTTCTAGATCACGATACAGTCCGGGAATGCTGCTGAAGGTAACAGAAGCAGCAGAACTACCCAGCACCTGTGCAGAGATTAGTCTGCGCCCACCGCCAAGAGGCACCCAAGTGCCTGGAGACCCGCCTGCTGTGTTGTACCAAGCGTTTCCAGCAACATCAAATGTGATATCACCGGTGTTGTAGGCACCGGCGTTGGGAGGACCAACTAGCGGATTAACATACTTGAATACAAAACCATTGGCAGAACCACCGGTACCCGCAGCACCAACAGTGCCGACAAAGATATTTCCAGAACCACCAATAGCTCCAGAAAGGTTGGCGCCGTTGAACGTCTTGTTGGTTAGCGTCTGTATATCCAGGGTTCCTACAACGGAAGATCCGCCCTGAAGGCCGTGCACGGCCTGTGAGGCATCGATATGTGAGCGAGCCTCACGAAAGTCCCTGCCGATATCACCGTGTGTGACTGTAGCGCCGACCTGGTGCGTGAATCCCACCGTGCTGTCAATAGCACGAACAACAGTCCAGGTGGTTCCTGTGATGTTGGTAACATCTACTGGTTCCTGAAGAGAAGTGCCGATCTCCAGAATAGCCGTAAAAGGTGTAGCAGGCCAACCAGACGAAGACGCCACAGACATCACTGTTGCAGTGGCATTGATCAAACCAGTCAGCGTGGTCTGCGGAACATTAGTAGCATACTGCTGGCCAGTAGGCATAGAAGATCCTAAAAGTCGTAGTGCGAAGGGCGCGGATAGCGGTCACGAAGTTTTCTAGCTTCCTGTTCAAGACGTTCACGATACAGCTCACGGAACCACTGGGACACCCGGCTCGCAGAGCCTGGCTGGACGTACTGAGCGCGCTCAGAAGCCTCTACAGCGTTAAGAGCTAGTCGTGGTCCTTCAAGCTGCGGAGCAAGCTTCATGCAAGCCGCATAGACAATAACGTCTTGCACAGTGGCAGGCAGACCTGTGACAGTAGCAAAGTCATCAGTGAAGTTGACAAGCTCTGTGGGCTCCTTCTGGTAGGTAACAAGAATCTGCCTACCAGGAACCACATCGTCAGCAATGAACAGAGACTTTCCTGTAGAGCCTAGCTGGCCTGTTGCTGTGTCAGCCTGTCCGTTAAAGCGCCACGAGCGGCAGAACGGCCACACATGTGAGGGACCAATAAGCTGATTCTGTACGTGGATGATCTCTTCGGCATCCGCGGGTAGCGAGTACTCGTAAACTACGGAAATCTTGGGGAAGGAGAAAGTACCCACAGCCCACAGGTCTGGATATACAGAGCGAATCGCATCGTTGATAGCTTCCTTCACTCGGACAGCCGGCCACTGCGGGTTATTTTCCACACTAGCATTGATGGCGTGGGAAGTGGCTGTGGTGCCATCCCATCCGCGAGCGAACGGGTCAATGGTCAGTGTGTTAACCTGCTGGTTGACATTCTTAACCAGCATTAGTTCTAGACCATCTACTTCAATCAAACCACGAGAAACCTGTGTGGCATCTGCCACGGTAAGTGTGGTATCCGTAGACAGCGCGTTAGCGGTAAGATAAGTCCACTGCTGCTGGTTCTGAGAGAACCCAGCAAGCTCCCTACGAACACGAATAACGAGGTCTGAAAGAGTTGGCACGTTAGCGTCCTAGTCCAATTGCGGAAATAGTCCCACCGACAGGAAGAGTGGTAACATCCGCGCGAAGGAATCGAATAGAGTTTCCGGCGTTAGGTCCGCTGATAACCGCGCTGCCAGCGGCAGTGAAAGTAAGCACACCCGCAGCAAGCGAGCTAGCGGTTCCCGTCTTGCCTGTTTGAACAGAGTTGATCAGTGGAGTAAAAGTGGAGCCATCCAAAGATCCTAGGACGGTAACTGCACCAGCAGTAACACCTGTGCTGGCAACAACTTGGATAGACCAAGAGGCAATGCCGGTATCAAGGTCAAGAATCGCCCCAGTATTGGTTCCTGCTGCGTTCATGAAGAAAGTAAAAGGTGCGGGTGAGGCCATCGTGGCTCTCCCTTAAAGGTATTTTGGTTGGGTGGCATTAGGTTAGGCGGGTAGCTGTAATGGTTGCCTTGTAGACAGACGACGCAGATGCGTTGGCAATTGCATCCACTACCAGGTTAACCGCCCCGCCAGGATTCACATAGAAAGTGAAAGTTTGTGACATAGTGTTGGCAACGTTGGCAACAGGGATCGTTGCATACGCAACGCCATTGATCTTAAGGCGAAAGTTATCAAGTGCAGTAGACTCGGCAGTTGCACCGAAACCCACTACGACATCCACCTTGTAGTAAAAATCGAACACACCAAGAGCAACAATAGCCTGTGCTGCCGTAGGAGCTGTTTGTGTGCCATATGCTGTAAGACTCTGGTAGCGGTTGACAACCTGAGAAGAGTCAACGGCTCCGACTACCGCCACTCTTTGGCTGGGGCTTGTCCCACCACCAGTGTTCTGAAAAGGTGTTTGTGAGGTTGTCACAACCACGTTGATTGTTGGTGCTGTGCCGCCAGATACTGCTGTACAACGTGCACGGATACTTGTGAACTGAATCAGCCCAGTGGTGAACTGTGTTTCACCCGCTGTGTTTGAGCAGGTTGCAATAGTTGTCCAGTTGGCTCCGCCATCCACGGAGCCCTCAAGTAGAATAGTAAATGATGCTGGTGAACCAGTTACTTCAGTAGTAACTTCGGCGTAGTTCATTCCTACACCAGTGTTCCAAGAAGAGGTGTTAAGAACACCTGTAACCAGAGAAACGAAACCGCCTGTAGTAAAGGTTTCGTTAGACTGTACGGAAGTCGTAGTGCTGCTAGGCACGAGCTGTCTCCCTGATCACTTGCATGTCGTTGGACTTGTCGATCTCAGACGTAACCGCCCTGATCGTTTCATTGGATACGGCGTCGTATCCTCCTCTGCCGTCCGGCGCAACTTGAAAGTCACGCCCATAGGCCATTCCGTTTTCGGTAGACATCCGCTCTGCGAACTTGAGCTTAGCCATTCCGGTACCATCAGGCTGAATACCCTGTGATCGTAGCTCACGATAGAGGGTTAGCTCCCGTTCATGTAGTTTGTCTTTAGTTTTGTCTGCGCCATAGGCGCTACGGGCGAAGCCCACCATCTGGCGCTTAGAGCGCATGCACTCCCCGTAAGACCCATGATCCTGGGTGGGGCAACCAGCAGAACAGGCCATCTTAGTCAAACGCTCCATGAGTCATTGATGGAGCCCAGCCGTTAGGCGAAGTCTCATCAGTTCCTGGATCAGCCCACTCGCACCCGATAGCATAAACAGTATTGTCTAGAATCTTACGCTCATCAAGATTCAACACAATATTGCTGCCACCAGCAAAGCCGTCGTGGTTGCACATATAGTTGGCCTGATGAACAACATCTGTGTTGTCGTGGCCAGGATCAGCCCCGCGAGTAGTCCCCATGGCACGAGACTTCTGAGCCGGGTTGTATAGGAAGTGGGACTCTGTAAAAGTCCCGCCACTCTTCTGAAGAGTAAGGTGGGAAACGCCTGAAGCGTTGGTGTGGTCTGGCGTCTGATCGGGATTAATGCCGAATCGTGCGGTTCCTGGTGTACCAGTCATTTTAGAATACTCCCTGTCCCATAGGACCAGGACCCTGATACGGGATTGACTGACTTCCTGGTCGCGGAGCTGGATTACGTGGTTCCTTGGAACCTGTGGTCTTAGGCTTAACGGCTCCCTTGGTGGGTGGCCGTACAGACGGCTTAGCCGTCTTCTTGGCTGATACCTTAGGCACAGCCTTCTTAACACGTGTGATCTGCTTGGCAGTCTTGACTGGCTTAGGCTTGGCCATTACTTGCCCTTAGAAGCGTCCTTGCGGCCCTGTGCGGACAGCTTAGCCATCTTTGCAGCACCATACTTTTTACGGCCCGCAGCGGCTGCAATAGCCGCCCCCTTCTTACCACCACCAGCAGCCTTGGCAACCGCAGCAAAACGGCCACCCTGACCTAGTGGTGCACTCTTGTTAGGCTTTGCCATCATGTTACCGCCTGAAAATCTCCCCCGACACCGGAGGCTAGAAGATTTGTTCGATCTGTGGAAGTGATCGGCTGGTTGTTAACGAACACTTGAGTGGCAGCAGCTATATCGTCAGTAGACAGATAGCGCTTAGCGCTGAACACACCAGAGTTGTTTAGCACAGTAAAGTATCGGAATAGCTTGTATCGAAGTAGCAGGCTACTAACACTTACCGGACCCTCTTCAATGAACGGAGGGTTATAAAGCTGTGGAAGGCGGTCGCTTACAGAAGTAGAAGCCTCCATAAGAGAACGAGACCCATCAAACTCAATAAGTGTAACAGTCGTGCGATAGCCGACTGGTGTGGACGGCTTAGACCACACAGCCATAGTTAGACCATCGCCAGCATTGAGAGAGGTCTGCTGCACAAGAGTGGCGCCTGCATCGCTATTAGTCCATGGACCCAATGAGTTGTTAGACACCGAACAGACAAGGTTTAGGCTGGCAGCCTTCTTCATCGGTGAAGTAGACATACTCAACACTAGGTCTTGTACGCTTCCGTAGGAGTTGTGTTCCAGAATCGCAGTGGAGTTGGCTCCGTCGAAGACAACAGCAACAGCCAGAGCATTCGTTGTGGAGACATCCTTGTCTCCGATACCAAGGCTCGGTGCTGCCACGAAGGTGAAGATTGCGGAGCTTCCGGAGTCGGAAGCATTCCAGGTGTGATACCACGCTGTGAGAGTGGAACTATCGGGTGCTCGAAGGCCTTCGAGCTTGAACCAAGGGTTTGGTGCTGCTGTAAATTCACTTGCCCACCCTGGCTGATGAGTGATGATCTCGTTGTCTACAAACAGATAGACCACCACCAAGTCCCCCACAGCAGGACTACCACCGAAAGCCACGGCGATAGAATTTGTAGCGGGTGAAGAACTGGATGCGGAGAACTTGATGGTGGACATAGCAGCCTTACGTAGTGTGGATGCTCGAAGTTGTACGAACCTGGTACAGAGCGGCCTGACGGTAGATGCTCCAACCAGCAACACCGTACCAGCCGATTGGGCGGGCACGCATCAGCTTGTCAACGACAGGGCCGATAACAACGTGGAACTCTTCAGAACAGGCCTCAGCAAGCGCCTGCTGCCCTGCAAAGAGGGTGGTGAAGACACGAGTAGAGCTGGATCCGGTAGTGTCGTTGAAGGCGCGTGGAGTCTCGACGAAGTAAGCACCTTCGTAGCTTCCGATTTCACCAGCCCAAACAGAGCCCGGCGCAGAGTACACGTGCGGCGCACGCCAACCCGCGATAGTCCCAGACTCAGAGCGGAGGTCATAGGAAACCTCGGGGTGAATTGCAGCCCAGTAAAGGCTTCCCTTGCGAGGAAGGGCCTTGCCCGTACGAAGCTTAGTTACAGCAGCACGAACGTCACGAGACTGGATAACGTCAGTAGCAGTGATGGAGCCGTTAGCACCACCAGAGAGGACCATAGATCCACCCTGTTCACGGATGATGTTGGTCCCACCAACGAGAACATTAAGAACCACAGCATCAATAGAGTCCACCATGTTGAATGCAACAATGTTGGCAATAGCCGGGTCAATGTCAGAGAAGCTGAATAGGTTCAGCAAACGAGTACGCAGAACAGCGTTGCCGTACTCAGCCAGAGTCACAGTCACAGTGGACGGATTACCAATCGCCACGGCGTCTGGGTCAACAGTCTCGGTCAGAGTGCTGGTAGCAGTACTCAGATCGTTGTAGATGCTGAAGACAACAGACGAACCAGGCTTGTCCTGCTGAGCAGGACGCTTGTCAGCAACCTCGCGGAAGAGAGGCTGAGCACGTAGCTGGAATTCGACCAGTCGGTCATATGCAGTCTGGACAAGAGCAGCAAC